CATTTTTGTACAAGTGGTGCGCAGACTGGTTCCATGGTTTTGTTTTTGGTAGAATTAAGTATGTCAAGACTGAGACTAATGGATATGTTGTTTTGGCAAGATTTGATTCCATCTTTAAAGGAGATTGGAAGAAGAAGGCCATGAGTGCAGTGTCGGGATCTCATCCTGGTTATCTGCCTGATGGTTGGAAGCTTGTTCCTTCCCGGAATGTTAATCTGGGAAAGGGGATGGAGTCTGCTAAAGTTGTTAGTCATATGAAAAGTCCATTTGACATAATTGCATCAGCAAAAGACGTTGAATGTATTGAAGACATGTATGTTTATAACATATGTGGAACCTCAAATACAGTAGGCGATTTGTGGCGTGCAGATGTCAAGATTTATCATTGGTTCGAATCTTGGAATGGTAAAACAACAGGCTGGAAAGAGGTTGATCGTAAGGACCGTGATATACGGTTCGAACCTCTAACCAAGGATTTTGTTGTTGTTATTGATACATCGAATCCCTCTGATACAACTTTAGCTCCGTGGTTCTATAAAGATTACCCTCCAAGTAACAGGTTGCGTTTCAGTATGGCAGATAATCAGTTTTCGGGCTTGCCTGAATTTGATTTTTATGCATCATCAAGTCGCGCAGAAATGAACGATTGGAGTAAGAATCTTAGTGACCATTTTGTTTCTGGTGGTTATGAAAAAGCCGGAAAAAGTAAACCTAAGAAGGAGAAACCCAATGATGAGGAGTTGCTTATGAAATATGATGAAGAACTGAATTCTTTGAGGAATCAGTTAAGCAAGTTTGCTGATCTTGAAAAGAAATATCAAGAGATGAATGATGCAGATCGTAAGGACATTTTGGACAAGGCTGAGCATGCAAATGCACAGTTGAGGTCCGAAATAAAGTTCTTAAAGCATCAGATTAAAGCTACACGTAAATCTATGGAAAAGGGGAAGCAAAAGAGTCAAGACTCTTTGCGGAAGGTAGACAATAAGACAATTCCACAAACAACAGTTTTTGGAACTGTCATTGATGAAAATCCATCTCCTCCATGGAAAAGAGTTGGTAGTCCAAGTGGATCTTCAAGTGACGATGAAAACCTGAAAAGGAAACGTCGTCATAGATCATTTCAAGAAGAACCAGAAGGAATGTTTCCGACACGTGAAGAGCAAGAGCGACTTGCAGATTCAGCAAACTCACCTTTACTGGAGAGGCTATCACGGGAGTTCTCAGAAGCTGCTGATGCAGTTATTGCCAACACTCCTTCAGATGAGCTCGAAAAACAAGGGTTCAATGAATGGATGAATGGTGCTAGTGAATCAGTTAAAGCTTTCGGAGAAACTTGTAGGCGTTGTTGGGAAGGTCGTCCAACCTGTGAAGAAATGAAGCAGAAGACGACTAATTTCAAACGTACAGTGCGCAGAAAATTTTTCCGTGAAGGTTCAACAAATCCTTTTGATGAGGATTATGTTGAAGAGGACATTACTGAAACCACTGAGGTGCCACAGCTCAAAAAGTGGTACTGTAGAGCTAAGTTTTTCATTCCTCTAGGGATAATGGCTGTTATTGTCATTATCTACGCTCTGGTCAAGGCATATTCCAAGCTTCGTCGTAAGCAATTGGCTGAACTTGGAACTCCGGAGTATTATACTTTCGATGAATGGCAGAGAGCTAAGGGTCCTACTGAGGAAGACTATTTTTCATTAGGATATGGCTATCTTAACGATCCCGTTCTCAAAGAGGGAAGACTAAAATCTTCTAAGTATACTCCCAAACCTGGTAAATCAGCACCACCAACCTTGATGTATGGTACTGATAAAGATGCTGAGGTTTTTAAAGGTATGAGCTGGGTTAGATATCAACTTCCTGAGAAGGATGCTTTTGGTAAATTCCATGCCAAATCTGCAAAGACCTACGATTTTAATGCTGGTAAGCTTGCAAAAGAGTTGCAAGAACTTGGATTTACTGATCGGACAGGTAGACGAGCCACTCTCGTGATGACAGATGATTACGGAAGAGGCAAGATTGTGCCTGGTGTTTTTGCGCGTGTGAACGTTCAGAAGCAAGGTAATGTCCTAGAAAAGTTTGAGCAAATCGAGAAGCAAGCGAAGAAGTCTACGAAGAAGAAGGAGAAAGCAATTCGTCAAATGAACCATATGTTTGGTCGTGATAAAGCTAAAGAAATCCAACAAGCAGTGCAAACTTATGTTGCTGCTAAGACAGCAGTTAAACAAGCGCAAAAGGTGGATGTATATCGCAACTTTTGTGATGAGCATGGGATCAGCTGGGTTCTTCTAGATGACGATATGCGTGCAGTAATCGATGACGCTGTTAATGGTGTTGTTGATGAACAAGCTGCTGTTTCCTTAGTGAAACAGATGGTTAATCAAAAAGCTAATGTCGTTATGACAAAGAGCGTTGGTGTTCAAGCATCTCCAATCACTATTCTGCGTCGTGATCCTACAGAGCAGAAGAGTGAGACTGTTGAGGAAAAGCCCCCAGCAACGCCAACTCTTTCTTTTGAGGAGCGTGAGAAGGCTTATAATGAGGCACGTGCTCGTATCTTTGCCCAGCCAGCAAAACAATCTCTTGCTGAACAAATTCAGGAGGCGGTTGTTAGCTTATGGTCAAAGGCGAACGTGGAACCTTCAGAGGTAAGTCGTTCAGATTTCGTTGTAACTGATCAGGAAACAACTCCAATCAATGATGTTGAAAAACAAGCTTTGGTTGATGTCGCTCGCGCTCGTAAGGAATTGTATGTGCGAAAAGGGCAAGATATTATTTTCCGCATGGGCCGTGTTGGAGATGCTCTGTTGACCTCCAGTCACGAGACGGATTGTCTCCCTCCTGGGACTGCAGTTGTGGTTGATTGCCATGGCTGCAGCTCTATGGACTGGGTGATTCCAGCCCATGATGACTGGACTCATTTCCCAGATAACGATCTGGCGGTTATGGAATTGCCGGAAAATTTCAAATCATTCCCGAAGCTTCCATGTTTAAAGCCCATTGAGGATTGCGTGGATAATGAACTGGCCTTGGTTGAGTACTGTGGTACTAACTTACAAACTAAGGACTATTTTTCGGGAAAGTATCCGGCAACATACCATGTGAGCCAGAAGCGTTTGGTCCTGCATGAGTCAAACAGCAGGGGTTCATGTGGGAATATGGCCTACACTATTTGCCCACCCTCAAAGCAACCAACTCTTGTTGGCTGGCATGTTGAGGGGAGACAGCAAGCCGGGGAGTGTCACTTGGCTCCCATAACGCGAGATGTCTTTAAGGCAATTCAGTCCTTTGCCAAAACTCCGGCCGCTACAAGCGGCAGGGGTTTTTAGATGGAGGCTCACTCGATTACAAAGTCCCTTTTGGGATTTTCAGGCGAGTGGGCCTGGGGTGGGAGAGATTCGTTCCCACCGAAACTGAGTTGTGTGTCATTCGCAGGAATAAGGAGTATTTCAAGGCTGGCCCCTCGTGGGTTAAAAACGTAACCACAGCTGCGGGAGAAACTTTTCCTGGGAATGAGTTGCCGGTACCTGTAGTGTGTCGCACAGGGGTCTCGGTAATGACCTCAAAACTGCAACGCGACACAAGTTATGAACAGTGGTGTAAGGATCATAACTTTGATGAACGATCGTCTTATACAGTTGCACCCGTCCGTTCAAAAGACGCTGTTATAAGACAACTCTCTGAGTACAATAATGTTGAGAGGTTTGGACCAATAGTTCAAAGATACGGAGATGTGGTGGAAAATATCCTATACTCATATTTGGTGTCTACTGTTGGTACTTTCAACTTTTGTACTGAAGAAGAAGCATGGCAGGGGTATACAGATAGCGACAGTGGAGCTAATCTGGATAAATTACCTCTTGATACTTCCCCAGGGTATGCACTAAACAAACTTGCCAAAACTAAGGAAGAACTTGTTCAGCGCTATCCTATGATGGTCTCTAGTTTGCTAAGCGAGGATTGGAATTCTCTCTATGATGTTCCAGTTTTGTGGCCTTTTACCTCTTCGGAGAAGGACGAACGATTGCCCACAGAAAAAGTTGCAACGAATTTAAAGTTACGACTGTTTCAAGGTGGACCTTTGGCGTATACCTTCACAGGAAGAAGGCTACTTGGGAAGTTCGCTGCGCAATTTTATGCTAGAGCACGAATGTTAAATTTTGCTGCCGCAATAGGGATGGATGTTTTCCGTGGTGGTTGGCATAGGTGGCTGAGCTATCTCACTGATGGTTTTAAGCGTCAACAGTTCAATGACGCTGATGTCGGCAGATGGGATAAGAATTATGCTCGCTACTTTCATGTAATGAACGCGATCTTATTGATGCGTTTGTGTGCTGAGAAAGATGCTTGGTTAATCTATGTCCATATGATGCGTATAATGAACTCACCTGCAGTTTTAAAAGCTTTTGGATGGGTGTTTATGCGTACCAGAGATGAACCTTCAGGCAACATTTTAACAGTGATAGAAAATAGTCTGACTCTTCTTAGGATATTTTTATACATTTATTGTATGAATACAACTCCTGAACACTGGACTTGGGAAGGCTTCTGGTATCACATGCGTGTGGTAGTTCTAGGAGATGACTCCTTGTCTGTGCCCTCGAAGGAGTGGAATCTTGGGAAGGAAGTTTATATTCAGACTTTTAACCAGTTTGGTTGGAAATTCGAGTACAACCATGAATCTGAGTTAACGACAATCGAAGACTTTGCCTTCGCTGGTCGGGGTACGAAATGGAATCCAATAGCTAGACAGTACTGGCCTGTTCTTCCGCGAGGACGAGTTTTGGCAATCAATGAGTGGCGTAAAGGCCACCATGATCCAATAAAGTCCTTGGAAAGAGCATGGGCGATGGTAATACTAGCTTTTCCATATATGTTCGATTATGACCCCATCTTTGTAGTCGCTTTTGAATACTACATGAGCAGAATAGCTCTTATCAACAAGCACGGTCTTGTGCGAGTTGCTGGGACCTTAGCTGACGTGTATGAATTGTATTCAGGCTATGAAATTTATGATATACTGCTTGAGGAATTGTACCGTAAAAACGTTGAACACTTCCTCGAACAGTATGGACCAAAAAGAAGTTGTTAAGAAGGCAAATGCCTGGGCCACTCACAATGCTGAGTGGAAAACCAAAATGCCCGAATTGCGCAAAATAATCGCATCGGGTAAGAGGCCCAAAGGATCTGTTCCTCCTGGATTCTCTGAAGTTGGTAAGAAAAAGGCTAAGGTTGGTTCTCCAAAGAAACCAGCACACAAAGCTGAAGCTAAAGCAGCTAAAGCTATGGTGAGTATGGGTTTCTCCAACCCTTATCCTAAGAAGATGCAAGTAACTCCCAGAGAGAAAATCTCAAAGAATTCTGATGAGTTTAGTGGTTCTGATTTTATTGGAACTATTTCTCTTCAGGCAAATTCCAACCCTGGTGATATTCTTTATATCACCAATGTTCGTCCAACAAACCACGTTAATACAAGGTTGTTTTACGAAGCTCAATTGTGGGAAAAATGGGATATAATCTCTTGGCAGTATGTTCTTGCGCCTTTGAAATCGAAGATGTACAATGGAAATTGCATCTCGTACGTTGATACCGATCCAGTTGACACACTGGGCAATAGCCCAAATAATTTGGCAATTGCAATCGCTCATAGTGGTGCAGTTCCAAAGAATATCTTTGAAAAGGTGGTTGTGTCTGTTCCAAAAGATAGACGCTACACTGACCTGTTTGTTTCACCACAAACAGGTGACCAGAGATTGTGGTCAGCCGGAAACTTCAGAGTTGTTTATGGCGGAGGAGCTCCTGCGGAGACAACTGTGATATACCATGTGTATATTCACTACAAAGTTAGATTTCGCATTCGCCAGCTTCATGTTGAGGCTGGCCTTGTTGGAAACTCTGGTAAACTTAAGACAAATGTTCCTGCTGCAGGTAATTTGTTTAATCAAGCCGTTAATACTGGACTTCCAGTGACCGTAACGGATGATGGCATAGAGTTTCCAGCTGATCTTTTAGCTGGGCAAAATGTCTTACTAGAAGCAGCAGTTGGCGCGACCAATAATACGAGTTCATTACCTCTTGAGTTCAATTTCTTCGAAGATCTAATTTCGGGAAATATCATTGACAAGGTTAAAGAAAAGCTTGACATTCCACCAGATTTGTCGGGGGAAGCTCTTGCATCTTTTCTACTTTCACCGCACTCCACGCTTGGATCGATCAAAATTGGTCTAAAGAAAGACCCAAATTCCAAGGTGGACTTAGCGAATTTGATAAGCAGGTTCTCTATTCTCCCGAGTTCAATCGAGAGTTTTAAAGACCCTAAAATTTATCATTACTTGTCGGATGAGGCAAGAGGAATGCGCATTCAATCGCATGATTTGAACAGGAAGCTTAAAATGAAGCGTAAGTACGTTAGTGATAACAAAGTTTCTTTACTTGAATCTGACACGTACGATGGTGGGCTTGGTTATTATGAAAACACCATAAGTATTCCT